CGGTGAATGTGATGTCGTTAACCGTAACGTTGCCACCAATGATAGGTGATACAAGCCCTGAGCCTATTGTGGTGTTAGCTGAGTTTTTGACGGTTGCTGTTACATCATTAAGAGTGATGATGGTACTAACATCGGGGTCAATGAAATATGAAACTTCCTGCCCGTCTTCGTCTCTTACATACACTTCGATTTCACCACAACCTCCGCCTTCACAAAACGCCGCTTCCAAGTCCAGTTCCTGTTGTTCGGTTAGGTTGTCGAGTACGGATGTGTCAGAGAAATCATACGTTGGTAAGATACATTCATTTAGTTGATCGGTTGTTAACTGATTAAGTAATACCTCACACGCATCCTGTGGTGTTTGCGTTTCAAGAGGTATCTCACAAAGCCCATACGATGCGACTTCAACTTGCAAATCCATAACACACCCTGCACATTTATCGAGGAATGCGTTATTTATCGGTGTTATTGTCGGGTCACTCAACACATCAACGTCAACATCACTACCGTCTTTGAAATATCGGTAGATATCGTTGAGTATTAAGTCCGCATCCGACACGATTGTGTTCACGTTGTTGCGCGATTGCATTATTTGGTCAGCGCAATAGATGCGAATGGTGAATGTGTTGATGTTTTCACCTACTACTTTACTAACTGGCACTACATAGATGAAAGGAAATAGGTTATCTGTTGCCTCGAAGTCACCTATCTGTTCTTCAAAGTCAAAGCCATAACGCTTAATCTGATAGTGAAGGTCACAGAAATCCTTGATTTTTTTCAGTAGCTTGATATATGATACGCTGATAGCTGCCATTAGATGAACATGAAGTCAGATTCATAATTTCCGTGAGTTGTGTCGGTAGCTTTTATGTCGCTATCGCGGTTATTTTCGGAGGTAAAATTTGCGAATAGCGATTTATTTTCCTGCAGATATTTTATCACACGGTTCGTGTAGAACTCAGCCTTTTGATTGTACTGACGCATGGCGAATGATAACTCAGAGGCTTCCACGCCTTCGGAATTTTCCCCGCTTTCGCGCTGAATACCTTTGTTTGTTATCTTACGTGATAGCGCATAAGACGCATCAGCGGCAGCCCTCCACGCGATGACCATTTGAATCTTACCAACTAGCACTTGCTCGTTAGCTGATAGAGTTTGCGCATTGTATTTGGTAAGTAAGTCCGTATAGAAATACGTTCCAAGTAACGATTGCGCCCACATATCGGAGGCTGTACGGATGAACGGTTGAAAATCGCGCGTATCAGCGTTAGCACCTACGTTCGTGGTGTTCTTTAGCAGCGTATCTGTAACAAAATAAATCATTGTGCCGCTCCTTTCTCAACAATAACATCACCGATGATTTGGTAATTCACAATAGATATTTTTGCTTTCACGCCTGACAAATTAATGAGGTCATCGAAGATATTTTGCACCACTTCACGGGTCGGCATTACGAAATTCTTTTCCCAAATAACGTAAGCCTGTTTAATATCAGTTCCTGAGCCTAACTTACCGCTAACACGGATACCCATGAGGATTGGGTCGATGGTGTGCGCTTGACAAATCTTCTCATCAATACGTCCATCAGTCTGAATGAACAGTTGGTCGTTGTTGTTTGTCGGTATTGGTTCTAATACTGGCATTTGGTCAGCAGAATTAGCGAATACCGCGAACACACGACCTGCACTTGGCGCACCTTTAGCCTTTTCAATGCTTTCTTTGATGGCGTTTTGCTCCTCTTTACTTGCAGGTTTCTTCGGGAATTTAATCATCACCGAAGCAAACACGGAATTTTGAATATTACTCTTATGCAAGTACGACATTTCACCGTCAAGAAATACCCAATTTAAACATGATGTATATTGCGGAATAGGGTATGGGAAATCACCAATAGAATCCAATTCGTAACAGTAGATTTGTTTTGATTCGGTGTTCTCAGGGTGATACGGCTTGTACCATTTCTTTGCCAGCTCAGTTGACCAATCATCCGCGATAAAATACAAGGACTTATCGCGGTTTGTTCTTACTTTCTCAGGTGATACGCGCTCGTATTTAACGGCCTTTTTATCCTTAACTGTTAACAGGAAATAACATCTACCGTGCATTACAATATCACGGGTAACAAGGTCTTTAATTCTCTTGAGGTTGTTACGTGAATTGAACATTTTCCATTCAACTATTTCACGCTGACTCATGTTTGTCTCATCAACTTCGATACCTCCACCGATAACGCTGCGCACTTTGAACTCAATGATAGACGAATGCAACGGGCTGATGTAGTACATCTGATTCATCAGTTGTGGGTATAGGTTATCCCCACCGAAATAAATCATTCCCTTATCACCTGTGATGCGGTTGTTGATATACGGTAACGATAAGTTACCTTCGCCAACTTCCATAAATGGCGTAGAGAATTTACTAAGCGTTGAATAGCTTTCTACCGTTGCAGCAGGTTGCTGAGGCGGTGAGAAGAATTTCATTAATCTACTCATAAACAGTTCCAGTTGTGTTAGCGTCAATCACATTCAATATACCTTCTTCGAGCGCATCACCAACGATGGCGGCTGGGTTAGTGGTGACGGTTGCGGTTTGATAAACTCTGTACGTATATTGACCTGCTGCGAGTGTCACTGTTACACCTTCTTTGATTTCAAAATGATTGAAACGTTCAGGGTATGCCGACACGTCAGGCGTGGTGAAATATACAGGTGATGGGTTTGTCAGATCGCGGATAACTTCAAATAAGTATGACGGACTTGTCAGCGTTGCCGATTCACTCAGCGTTAGCACAACATCGTTTTCATCACCTTTGTAAAGCACTATCATACCTATTAATGTATTTCAGTAAAAAATTGTAGCAAAAGAAAAGGGCTACCATAAGCAGCCCTTTCCAATTCAAAGTGTTTCGTTTAAGAGTTCACAGAAGTGAGTGTAGCAGCAGCAGCCGAATCCAACTCATACGCCCATGATTCGTATTCACCTAAGAAGGTTACATCGAAGTTCGAGCCGTCAGCCTTAGCAGTTCCTGAACCGCCTGTGCCTCCGTTGAGTTGCATATATTCAAACCACCAGTACTTACCATTTGCATCAAGCACCACGATAGTAAGGTAACGCTGACCTTCACCTGCAATGTTCAACTGTCTTGCCTTAGCTGCATCCTTGCGGTGGAACTTAAGAGAAAGTAAGTTGCTGATGAAAGATGACCCGTTAGTCATGTCCTTGGTTACAGTCTCCACGTAGTTCGACACGTTGCGTTTCACTTCGTATTCAACGAATGCAACGGTGTTGGTGAAGTCTGTAATTTCCCAGTTGGCAGTATCAACGGTTTTACCTGTGATGTTGTCTTGGTCATTTACCCACACTTGAACGATGCCACCGAGGTTGTTCTCGCATGACTTCGTGATAGCTACTAAAGAATTACAAGCCATAGTTTTTAAGTGTATTAAAGGGAGGTGTTACCCTCCCTTATTGGTTAATGATTAGGATTGTTTTGCGATACCGTAGGTTACGATTTCAGACGGGTTAACATAGTTAACACCGAATTTGAACGCACCGATTGCGCGGATTTTACGGTCACCAGTTGTCTTGCTCATGTCGATAGTTTGCAGAGATTCTGCATCGCTAACGAGGTCAGTCAAGAAGATGAAGTTATCGGACAATGAAGCCATCATCACGTAGTCAGAGATTCCTTCGCACACGGTCAAGGTGTAACCCAAGAATTTCAAGTCAGCATCTTTGGTGGTGTATGCCTCAGCAGATGCAGTTGCAACCGCTAAACGGTAAGCATCAGCAACAACAGGCGATACCATCCAAAGGATTTGTGCTTTCTTTTTCTTAAGTGCTTTCGGGATTGCGTTGTAAACTTTCGTCAACTCAGCAACTACGTTAGAAGAGGTAACGGTAGTACCTGTGATACGGTTAACACCTGTTACGATACCATCTTCAAATGCGAATTGTTTTTCCAAACCATCGCACAATTCAAGGTAGTCGTTAGTGTTCCCATCGGTGTCACCTTGGAAGGTCAACACTTCAAGTTCTTCGTTTACTTTCTTACGAAGTTCTTCGTAGAAGTGAGTGGCAAACTGTGCCATGCTTCCACCTGACATGAAATCACCGGGAGCAGAGCCGGGTTTCATCCAGTCAGCAAGGAATGAAGTTTCGATGTCATCTTGACAAATCTCAACTCCGATTTGGAATTTGCATGGTTCCATTTCCTTAGCGGAAAGTGTTTGGTTGGTAGCCGCGAAGTCGCAACCTGCTTCTTGCAGTACGTCAGCGAACAACACGTTAGCGATTTTCGTTTTCTCCTTAATGTTCAGGAGTTGGCGGAATCGTGCTGTAGAGCGATCGGAAAGGAGTGTCTTAGCGTAGAACTCCTTTGGATTCACTTGCAAAAGAGCGGATGAAGCTACGCTCAAATCAAATAGATACTTCTTTGCCATGTGGTTTTTATTTTTCGGTTTCTGATTTTACAATTGTGTTTTCATAGAACGCCATAAACTTTTCGTGTGCGCTCATTTCTGTTTTCGCAGGTTCTTTGATTTCCTCCTCAACGGCAGGTTCACCCTCTACGAGTTGTTTGGTTTCTGCGATGATGGAGGTTAACTCATCAATCATAGGTTTAATCAACGCCATGATTTCTGATTTCTGTGCATCGGTCAATGCGCCTGATGTTTCGCCCTCAGGTGCAGGTGTTTCAGCAGCAGCAACTTCTTCGGCAGGTGCATCTTCGGTCGGTTTTTCTTCCTCGGTAGGTGCGGCAGTTTCGGCCATTTCTTCTTCCTTAACTTCGGTAAACTCACCATTAACAACGGTGTAAATCATCTTACCGATTTTATGTTCACCGTCAGGGAGTGTGATTTTTTTTTCCATTTTTATTTCGGGTTTTTGTTCACTCATTTTTAGCCCAAGGAATCCCTCTACGGAATAACCCACCTGACCATTTGCCACTAGCGATTCGTAGTACGCAGGGTCAGTAACCTGAGACACTACGAATAAAGTGCCTTTAGGACACTCGATACCGAATGTTGAATAAGACTTATCCTGTTTTGGGTTCTCCACTAACCATGCTTCTAAGATGTACGCAGGTACTTTCTTTTCCGCGTTATGTTCTAAGTTGAACAAGTCGCGGTTAGTTAGGTTCTCCATGAAGCGTGAGTAGATTTTCTCAATCTCATCCTCGGTAAACTTCACGTAGTGTTCGCCCATATCCTCATCAGCCTTGCGGTAGATTTCCATCGGAATCATTGCAGGTGCTGCGATGCGATACTTTATGTTATCTGAAAAGAACTGTTTTGTTTCCGCTTCAAACGCCACACCTTTAACCTTGATAGCAGGTCGAGAGGTAAAGGCAATCATATCAACTCCAAGCGGTTGCCCTTCATCGTTCGTGCCTTCGATGTCAACTTCGTAAACGGGAACTTTTTCCATTTACTTACAAATGGAATATTTATAATTTTTGTGTTACTTTGTGCCAAACGTAAACTATGATACAGGTAAGAAATGAAACCATGCGCAACGCGCCGCATGAAATGACAATTGGTGATTTCGAGAAAGTCACCACCGCGCTAAACGATAAGACTGACGGCATCATTGACCGATACGCCAAGGTGTTTCACATCTTAGGGTTGAGCAAAGACCTAATCGAAGATTTAGAGTCCGATGAGTTCAACGCGCTTATTCGTGAGTTCACCGACCAATCGAAAGCCGTGCCGAGTGAGTGTGTTCCTATGATTGAAATCGACGGGGTTAAGTATGTTGCTTTCACCGATAGCCTAAAGATTAAGGTAAAGGACATGAAGTTGATTGAAAAGTTCGTCGGCATCGGTACTTCGTGGGTTGCTGAGATGATGGGCGTACTGTTTAAGAAAGAAGGGCT